CTACGATAACCGCGCATTCAACATGGCTATCTGTTCGTCGTTCATGTCATCAATCCACATACCGTAAATTTCATACACCATCTGCGCAGTTTCATGCCCCATTTGGCTGGCTATAAATGCCGGGTTCGCTCCTGCCGTCAACAGCCAGCAGGCAAAAGTATGCCGCGTATGGTACGGATTACGGCGGCGAATACCAGCACGTTTTACTGCTGCATTCCACCTTGCCCCCAAACTGCTTACCGAGTAATAAGGTTTTTGTTTTCCGTTACACACCCTGGGCATGAAAACAAAATGCAGTTTTTGCTTTTCGGTTCTGCCGTACTCCCGATGATAAAAGGTGATTTCGCTTTTGCGATGATGCCCGGTCAGTTTGTATTGCTCCTTCAGTGCTTCAAGAGCAGGCTGCAGTAGTGTTACTGTTCGGATCCCGGCATTTGTTTTTGGGGGACCGAACATATCAAGTATCGTCAGGTTTCTTCTGACATTCACTATTCCCTTTTCGAGATCCACATCCTCCCACGCCAGAGCTGCCAGTTCCCCGTGACGAAGTCCTGAGTAAACGGCAAATTTCCACAAGTTCTGGCTCTGTCCTTTTTCACTTTCCATTAATGCATTGAATTCTGTTTTAGATAACGGATCAGGCTTTATTCTGTTTCGCTGTGATTTTTTTACTCCTTCAAATGGTTTGGTTGATATAAATCCCGACTGATACGCAAAACGCAACAGCGAACAGAGCAGGGCGATATAGTTATCAACTGTGCGCACGGTTCTTCCTTTTTTGTTGGATCTTGGATTATCCAGGTAAAGCGTTTCTCCATGCAGCAGTTCATTCCGGTAGTTTAAGATATCGCTATAACGAATATGTGATATCGGGGTACTTTCACAAATTATTATTCTGAGTGTTTTTAATTGTGATTTCGTTTTCTTCATTGTGTTTGTTGTTAACTCTGTCTCTTTAATTTTTGTCCAGATATCACAAAGCTCTCCGAACGTTTTTATGACTCTCGTTGTCACCATTTTTGCCCCAGTGCTGGACTGGGGAAAACGTCTTAAATACTCAAATTCACCGGAGTTTATTTCATGAACTATCAGCGCTCTTAAATTTCCGGCCTTTTTAATATTACTGTTTGTAATCTCCCAGCCTTTTAATGTTTCCCGACATCGTTTTCCTCGAAACATGAACCAGATGCGAATGTATCTACCTCTAATCTCGACACCTGTTGGTAATTTAGACATATCATGAGTCTTTGATAAACTGATTTATCTTTGGATAGTTGTACCAGATAATCCCTCGTTTGCTGTCTGGCTTACCTAAAGGAGATACTCGTTTGAAGTGGAAGCCCTCCACCCAACAGTTCTGGCGGTATGCTTCAATTTGTCTGGCCCCCAGACCAGTGCGAAGCATCAGGCCGTATTCAACCATCCACTCTTCATTAAAGATTACTTGTGCCATCGCATCACCTCTGGCAGGCGCCAATGTTAGACTGAAATTGACGCCCGATGTTGATTATTAATAATCAGCTATGAAGTTTTAATTTGAATACAATGCAATTCTCGAGGACTGAAGTTTCTCGCAATTAAAATTTATCAGTTTTACTTTCTGCTCTCTGGAAACGCCTGCTTCTTTTTTACCTGAGAGCATTTTTTCGCATTCTGATTTCGTTAGTTTAGATTTTGAATATCTTGTCCAGTTAGTAGGAGTGCCACCTTCCTTTTCAATAGTGGCGGTAATTTTATACATGAACACCTCCATTATTATTTCCAGTGGTTCGTTTATTCCATCTTTCGAGTGCTTCTTTTTCACTTCCACCATAACCGGTTCGGGATTCGCATCCGTTACACTTCGCTCGGTAATATCCTGAAATGGCTTTCACCGTTACTGATGGACAACCACAAAATGGACATGGTTTAACATTGTCATATCTCATAATTTTTCTCATAAAAAATATTTCAAGTTGGCGGTGCATTACACCGCCAGGCTGAATTATTCCTCTGAATTATCGATTACACTGTATTCCCCGGTTAATACAGAGGAATCTGCAGGATCGATTGTCAGTGGTTCCTTTTCATCCATTGATACTGCACGCTGGATCTCAATTGATACGGGCAAATATTTGAACAGGCGACGAATAGCCGTTTTCTTTGCCATTTCTTCCCAGTGAGTTACCCACGGCCCGTTATTACCAGCTTTACTCAGGCTGCGCACCAGCTCAATCTGTTTGCGCGTCATAACTTCAAACTGAGTACCTCCGTCTTTCAGTCTTGCGACAGCATAGACGTGGGTAACCGGGGCATCTTCGTTTTCTCCCGGGCGGTGTATTAACTTTTCATCAAGGCCAAATTCGAAGCTAAACTCGTCACCTTCACGGACAACACGGGCTGACAGGCTGGCGATTTGACCAGAACGGCGAGCCAGATCAATCATGCCGCGATAGCCAATGATTAGCTGAACGTTCTTTTTACCGCTCTTTTCGTTTTTATTACCAAAAGGCAGTAAATATGCATGACCGAGGGCGCTACCTGGCTCAAGTCCGAGCTGTGAACACTGTACGATCGCACTGACAAAACTCATAGTGTCACAGTTTCCTAACGCCGGAACTTTACGAATTTCTGTGGTGGCGATACGGATCATACGTTCAGCCGTCATATGGCGTGGAAGAGCTGCTGCCAGTTGCTCTTTCATTGATGGCTGGTTAATAAAACTAATCACGTCGCTATTTTTAACTGCTGCTGGTGCACGGTTTCCCTGAGTTTTTTGCAGATCGGCTTTTGCGATTGGTGGTTGCTTAGTCATTTGCATATTCCTTAGCCCAGCGGGGCAGTGATAATGTCTTAATAGCTGGCCATTCATCGGTATTCAGGCAGTCAGACAGGGTTCGCAGATTGCGGTGATATTCCTGTTGACCTGCCAGTTTTGCTTCTTCGCCCATCATGAAAATTTCAACCGGATAACGTCCGCATTCAATAGTTGTGCTGGCAACCAGAAAAACGAAAGTTGGCTGCACTCCAAACTGTGCTTCATAACCGTCACTGTAGAATGCATCCTGAACGTGATAGCGGTAGTCGTAATAAGCGGTTTTGAATCGTTGAATATCCGCCGTAGTTTTCACGTCCATGATCCAGTGAAATTCAGGGATAATTTTGTCCGGACGGCACCGACACAAAATTCCTGTTTCAGGATCTTCCCAGTAAATTGATGATTCAGCGTGTCCGGCGCTTTCAACAAGCCATTGCCCCAGCGGCAAAGCCATAACGCTTTGATACATGAGTTCAATTTTCCGGCCTTCTTCCGCAGTGATAACCGTTTTTCCTGTGCTTGCGCATTCCATCAGAAACGCTTTCTCTTCTTCTTTTCCGGCGTTTGTACGGCGGTTAAATTCAGGTGCTACGATAAAGCGGTTACTGAATTCTTCCGGTTCAAGTACCCGGCAGTGGAAAGCAGTTCCTAAATCGAGCGTTTTTGTCTTTGTGGTGTCCACGGGGGCATTTTTACGCCACAAATATAGTGCCGGAGTATCAGCAATGTCATCGAGCTGAGACTTACTGATACCGGGACCCGCGTGGTAATTCTCATTCGAAATTCCGTAATAAATACCTGGCTCTATGTCTTCTACGATTACGGGATCTGCGACTTCGCCAGTTTCATCACTGCAATCGCGATGCGGATCGCTGCCAGCATTCTCATTGTGCGGATGTTCAGCGCCTTCCATTTCCTCCGGATCATTTTCCTTAGCTTCAACCTGACTCTCTTCATCGAATGTTTCCTGGTATGTTGCGTCGCCCATCACCGCACCACAGTCAGGGCAGTTATCCCCGCCAGTCTGGCCGCAGGCATTGCAGGCTATTTCCGGTTCCTGTTGCACTACTGGCTCAGGTTGATTCATATCTGGGCTGGTTTTTTCCGTTTCTGGCTGGTTCTGGTACACACAATCGCGAGTCTGGATCCCCTTTACCCATTTCGGATCGTTCGGGTCGCTAATTCCGTCAACAAATTCACCACGTGATGCAGCAAGCAATTTATCGTCATCGACAGGATTTTTTGATGGAATGTTTTTCCGGGCTTCATGGAGTTCTGCCCGCAGTTCCTGATATTTCGCATCAACAGAATTTACCTGTGACTGAGCATCCAGCGGCTGCGTGTCCTGATGATGTTCAGTTGCGTCCGGTTCCATTGTTTCAGCCTCTCCCTGTTCAACTGCCGTTGTTCCAGATGGTTGCGGTTTTTCTTCATCATCCTGTTTTCCTTCTTCTGTTACTCGCTGCGGCATCGGGGCAGAGGAGCGACCGCAGGCAATATCCACGATTTCCGGATCAGGGTTGGCATGATCGGTTTCAGTCAGTACTTTGTTCAGATATTCAGTGACGTGCGCGGGGATGACCTCGATCCCAATTGGTGCTTCTTTTACGGACGCAACCACGATGGCGCGGGAATAATCCAGCCCGCCAGGCATGGTGATGAATTTGTCGCGGAAAACAGAAAAGGGCGGTTTATTTTCAGCGATAATTTCCTCAATGCGTTTAGCGTGTGCCGGATGAAGGTTATAGATGTCCAGATCCATTGAACGGGCCAGTACGCCAGTGGCTACGTCGCGCGCCAGTGACGTCAGATCGTGTACGAAACCTTCGCCGCGATCGGTGAGGTTTCCGCCGCCAGCATTAGCACCGGAAGCCGTGCGAGTGATGTGTGAAACACGATTACCCTTCATCCACTCTTTTGTCAGCAGTCCTCGATCGGTGTAGTCAGCGTTCAGGTATGCTTCGAAAAAAGCAGTTATCAGTCCCAGGTTTGAATTACCAGGATTAGGGAAAACTTTGTCAGTGTCACGAACCAGTTTGTGGAGTTCGCGAATTTCCAGCGGGTCGAGCAGGCTGGTTTTGTGGGAAACAGCCAGGGCAGTAACAGCCGGTAGTTCTTCAGCCCGAGCAATGTGTAATGCCTGGAGTCCGTCGCGTGAAACGTGCGTTACCGGTTTTTCGCTGCCGTGTTGAGCAAGCCAACGAATGGGCAGTTCCTGGCCAGAAATTGGGAGTAGCATATTCTCCTCAATCTCAGTCATGTCTTCGCCGTTGACGTTGGTATTGCCTTGATAGTGAGCGTTGTCTGGTGCTGCTCCCGGTTTTAGTTCCCATGTCATGGAGTCTTTGCTGAGTTGATAGCGTTCACTCCAGGTAAAATCGATCTCACCTTCAGCGGGCAGGTCATTAACGACAGGAAAATTCGTGGCAACAGCTTTAAAATAGCTGCTCAGTTTTTTACCTGACTTAACGATCAGGTAGTCCAGAGTGGCACAGGTCGATTCAAAATCGTTGCTTGCCCACAGGACGACGTCAGGTTCACCGGATGATTTTTTCGCTTTCCGTAACAGGAAGAGTGGTTTTGTGCTCATTGTTTTTTAACCTCAACTCAGATTAAAATTCGTTTTGTTCAGTGAATGATCTTGCCGGATACACACTGTTCATAGCCTGCGCCATACGCAGGCTATTTCTTTCAGATTTCACCTTTTAATTTCATTGCAATTAGAGTTGCCAGAAATTCGGCTTTTTTTTCTGCGGGCAGATTCTTTCCGATATGCACCAGGCACATTTTTTTGACACCTTCATCAAGTGTTTTTACGTTGCCTGATGGACCATCGATATCAACCACAGTGAATGGGGTTTCTTTATTTTCTGTTTTAATTACGTAGCCAATGCGCTTTCCTTCCAGATTCACCTCGTGAACAATGTCATCGGTAGTTACAACAGTGGCTTCATAATTGGTAATCATGTTTTTCTCCTTAATTAAGGTTGAGCGAATACCTGCCATTTCTGGCATAAATTCAGTTTCGAATAGTCAATTAATTAAAGTTCATGTGCCATCTGGTCTTTTTCGGCACAAGCTTCACTGCAATATTTTCTCGGTTCGTCTTTTGATAAAATCCCGTGCATGAAGTGAAGCATTCTTTCAATAGCTTTGCTTTCTTCAACGTCTTTTTTGCAAAGGTGGTAAGCACATTTTATTTTCTTAGTCATCACCATGACTCCGCCTTTACAGGTAAACCATCACGACCGAGGAAGACTTTAATCATGCGGTCAGTAATGAATGTTTTTGTGGTCAGGTTACGAATATATAGTTTTCGCTTTTTAATATTGTTTGCCGAGGCAATATATGTCCGGCCTTCATGAAGAACATAATCGCCAGGAGTCACACACTGACGTGGTATTTCATCAGTTCCGAAGTGATGTGCAATCATAATTATCTCCATTTTTACAAATGAACTTTGTTGATGCGGTGTCTGGTGCCTCCAGGTGACTGCAACCAGTTAACAATTACAGTCGGCTTTCCCACCCAAACCAATAAGGACTAACATGACTTTTAACTGTGCCACGTGCGCTTAGCCGCATTCACCGCATCACAAAATTCACTTTAAAAAGGGCGGACATCAGCCGAACTTCAAGAAAAAAACTGATGCCGCCAGGACTACACACAGCAATGTCGTTATTTACAACCGGAGGCGCACTCCCACCATTTAAATTTAACAGACAAGACCGACTCTTTATGGATATCGGAAATGCGCCTTCGTGTTGTGCCCGGTTTTATTTCACCACCTCCGGGCTTCGGTGGTCTCGGCTATACCCCTACAGCGAGAGCTTGTGTTAACATTTCAATACCCTTACAGTTGAGAGTTATTGATATGTTGGATGTATTTACTCCATTGTTGAAACTTTTTGCTAACGAGCCACTCGAAAGACTTATGTATACGATTATCATTTTTGGTCTCACTCTCTGGCTGATACCGAAAGAGTTTACTGTCGCATTCAATGCTTATACTGAAATACCTTGGCTCTTTCAGATTATCGTTTTTGCCTTTTCTTTCGTGGTCGCCATTTCCTTCTCAAGATTGCGAGCACATATTCAAAAGCATTATTCATTACTATCAGAGCAACGAGTATTGATTCGTTTATCTGAGAAAGAAATCGCTGTATTTAAAGATTTCCTTAAAACAGGAAATCTTATTATCACTTCTCCTTGCCGTAACCCGGTTATGAAAAAATTAGAACGGAAGGGCATCATTCAACATCAGAGTGATAGCGCAAACTGTTCTTATTATCTCGTCACCGAAAAATACTCCCATTTTATGAAGTTATTCTGGAACAGCAGGAGTAGACGTTTTAATCGTTAGCTTACTGTGTGCTTCTCCAACCATCGGCGCGCACCAGTTTCGGTTTTAAATGTTTTGCTTTTGGTATACGTCATGGCAGTGAACGTTCCATCCTGGTTGGGGAACACGCCGCACACCAGGGATTCGTTGTTGCCGAGGTCGATTTTTTGCATTTTGCGAATCTCACATCTTGTTGCTACGTATAGCGACTTCTGCCTGCCAGAGATCCCAGTCGTTGCTGCGTAAAGCCTGCACAGCCTGGTTGTAAGTGATACCGCAACAATCCATCAAATACTGAACTACTTCGTAATGCACCATCTTATCTCTCCCCTTAACGCCGGGTGGCGGAACTAACTGCTGCACTGCAAAATTTGAATCCCGCCGTCATGTTCATACGCCTCGGGCTGGCTACTTAACCCCTTACCACTGCCTGGTAACTCGAAGTATTGCCCGGCGTTCTGTGGGGCGGGGTGGGTGGTATGCTGGAACTATAGGTAATGCCTAATTGATTGTCAATAGGCTATGCCTAATGTTTTGAGCGTAACCTAATAGGTGATGGCGACAGCAGAAAGTGATGGGGGGGTTAAATAACGGAATCCAGGAGTTTTCCGTCAGACCATATAAGTTTAAGTTCCAGTTTTTGTGATGTTCTGGCTTTTCCGTTCAGATTCAAGAGCTTTCAGATACTTACCCACTTTCATTTCCATCGCTGCTATGTAGGCGCGAACATCGTGGTCAACCCAATCTGGTTCTGTAGCATTTCCAGATAACAGGAAAGCTACAATCGCTCTTATTTCATCAGAGGCTGCTTGATAAAGGTTGTTTATATCTAAAAGTTCACTTTTTGTATCTGAATTGGTGGGGGTTGGTATGGGGTATTCGTTAAGCCCCCAATGCTCTGGACCAACAACATCAGAAAAGAAACGCCATAATTCTGGAAGTTTATCTTTACTTATAGAGCCTTTCTTAATCCAGTCATAAATTGATGGTGGTTGGACTTTAAAGTGGCGTGCGACCTCCGCCTTTGATTTGACGGATCCCGATGCGATTTTTTTGTTAATGGCCTGCTCTATCGCTCGGCCTAAGTCTTTACCACTAAGCATTGCTTAATATTCTCCTATGCGCATTACATTAGGCAATCCCTACCCTTACTGCATTAGGCACAGCCTATTGACAATTGCGTTAGGCGTCGCCTAATATTTCTGTGTGTTTTTGGAGTTCATTCGATGAAAAAAGAGAACTATTCATTCAAGCAAGCTTGTGCTGTTGTCGGTGGGCAATCAGCAATGGCTAGGCTTTTAGGTGTATCACCTCCAAGCGTAAATCAATGGATCAAAGGGGTACGTCAATTGCCTGCCGAGAGATGTCCAGCAATTGAACGTGCAACAAGAGGTGAGGTTCTGTGCGAAGAACTTCGTCCTGATATTGACTGGTCATATTTACGACGTTCGGCATGTTGTTCGCAGAATATGTCAGTGAAGCAACTAAATGACAGTAACAAATCCTCATTTGATCATACCTGAAACATCAAGAGGCAAATGATTCATGAAAATCAAGCATGAGCACATCGAATCAGTGTTGTTTGCCCTAGCAGCCGAAAAAGGGCAGGCATGGGTAGCCAATGCAATTACTGAAGAATATCTGCGCCAGGGGGGCGGCGAATTGCCCCTGGTTCCAGGCAAGGACTGGAACAATCAGCAGAATATCTATCACCGTTGGTTGAAAGGTGAAACGAAAACGCAAAGAGAAAAAATTCAGAAGCTGATCCCAGCAATTCTGGCAATCCTTCCGCGCGAGCTGCGTCACCGACTCTGCATCTTCGATACCCTGGAACGCCGTGCATTACTGGCGGCGCAGGAAGCGTTAAGTACGGCAATTGATGCGCATGATGATGCAGTCCAAGCCGTTTACCGGAAAGCGCATTTCAGCGGCGGCGGTTCTTCCGACGATTCTGTCATTGTTCATTAAGCAAAAGTTTCCATGCTGTTTGTGCTTATTCTAAGCCACCGGGCAGCATCATACGGGGCAATTATGGCCGCATTACCATACATGCAACTGTACATAGCTGATTACCTGGCTGACACCATGCATTTGTCAGCAGAGGAGCATGGTGCGTATTTGTTGCTGATGTTCAATTACTGGCAAACAGGAAAGCCAATACCTAAAAACAGGCTGGCAAAAATTGCCCGTCTGACTAACGAGCGATGGGCTGATGTTGAACCATCCTTGCAGGAGTTTTTTTGCGATAACGGCGAGGAATGGGTGCATCTTCGGATTGAGGAAGATCTGGCATCAGTCAGGGAAAAATTAACCAAAAAATCAGCCGCAGGAAAAGCATCTGTTCAGGCCAGAAGAAGCAGAAAGGAAGCAGATGTTCAAACAAAACAAGAGAGAAATTTAACAGGTGTTCAAACAGATGTTGAAGTGGTGTTTGAACATGATGTCAACACAAAGGCAACTAATAAAGATACAGATAAAGATCTAAAAACAGATCCCCCCTAAATCCCCCCCGGGGGAATCGAGGTGTCAAAAAGTTTGACCCTCTGGATATTACTTTGCCGAACTGGATTTCTGTCTCGCTTTGGCGTGAGTGGGTTGAATTTCGCCAGGCATTGCGAAAACCGATTCGAACGGAGCAGGGCGCTAACGGGGCGATACGGGAGCTGGAAAAATTCCGCCAGCAGGGTTTTTCACCTGAGCAGGTGATTCGACACAGCATCGCCAATGAATACCAGGGCTTGTTCGCGCCGAAAGGTGTTCGACCTGAGACGTTACTCCGACAGGTTAACACCGTCTCGTTACCGGATAGTGCGATCCCGCCAGGCTTCAGGGGGTAACTGACCATGAAAAATATTGCGACAGGCGATGTTCTTGAACGTATCCGCAGACTGGCCCCGTCACATGTAACCGCGCCATTCAAGACGGTAGCGGAGTGGCGCGAGTGGCAACTTTCCGAAGGCCAGAAACGTTGTGAGGAGATCAACCGTCAGAATCGTCAGTTGCGGGTGGAAAAAATTCTGAATCGCTCTGGCATCCAGCCATTGCACCGCAAATGCTCGTTTTCGAATTACCAGGTGCAGAACGAAGGGCAGCGATACGCGTTGAGTCAGGCGAAATCCATCGCTGATGAACTGATGACCGGGTGTACAAATTTTGCGTTCAGCGGAAAACCTGGTACCGGGAAGAACCACTTAGCGGCAGCTATCGGGAATCGCCTGCTGAAAGACGGTCAGACAGTGATTGTGGTTACCGTGGCTGATGTTATGAGTGCCCTGCACGCCAGCTATGACGATGGGCAGTCAGGCGAAAAATTTTTGCGGGAACTGTGCGAAGTGGATCTGCTGGTTCTTGATGAAATTGGCATTCAGCGCGAGACGAAAAACGAGCAGGTGGTACTGCACCAGATTGTTGATCGCCGGACAGCGTCGATGCGCAGCGTGGGGATGCTGACAAACCTGAACTATGAGGCCATGAAAACATTGCTCGGCGAGCGGATTATGGATCGCATGACCATGAACGGCGGGCGATGGGTGAATTTTAACTGGGAGAGCTGGCGTCCGAATGTCGTCCAGCCAGGAATTGCGAAGTAATTTTTACCGGGAGAAAAATTTAATGGAGACTGTTTTTGACGCACTGAAAGCAATGGGAAAAGCCACATCCATAGAACTTGCTGCGCGACTTGATATCAGTCGTGAAGAAGTGCTGAACGAACTATGGGAACTGAAAAAGGCTGGTTTTGTTGATAAAAGCGCGTACACCTGGCGTGTGGCTGATAACAATGTTCAGCAGGAACAGCCAGCGCAGGCAGAACTGCCGGAAGAAATCACCACAGCAACAGTAGCGAAAATCTCAGAGTGCGATTTAACCGCGACGATTGAACAACGAGGACCACAAACGGCTGATGAGCTGGCTACATTGTTTGGTACCACATCACGCAAAGTGGCTTCAACGCTGGCAATGGCAATCAGCAAAGGTCGTCTGATTCGCGTAAATCAGGGCGGTAAATTTCGTTACTGCATACCGGGCGATAATTTACCAGCAGAGCCGAAAGCAGCATCGGTAGCGGAAACTGATGGTAAGGCCTTTCCTCAGACCGCAGGTGTTGCGTTACCAGTACAGGAGGCTGCAACACAGGAAGATATTAAAACAGAAACTGTGGCGGACATTGTGCAGTCGCTGCCATCGTTTACTGAAACGCGAGCGGATGACCTGGTTTTACCATCACTGCATATGGCAAACCGCGAACTGCGTCGGGCGAAAAATCATGTCCAGAAGTGGGAGCGTGTCTGCGCCGCGCTGCGTGAGTTGAACAAGCACAGGGATATTGTACGACAGATTACTGATTCTTCCCGCCATGTTGCATCGGAAAAGTGATTGCCGGAGGCACCTATGGCAAAAGTATTTACACCAGAAGAGCGAGAAAAAATTAAAGGACAGGTTGTTGAACTTGTACCTCTGAGCGGTCGCGAGACGTTACGGGCTCTGGAGGCTAAAACCGGTGCATCAAGGTATTACATAAGCACTCTCGCCAGAGAACTAGTCGCCAGTGGTGATGTTTACAATTCAGGCTACGGATTATTCCCGTCTGAGCAGGCGCGTAAAGACTGGCAAAACGCCCGCAAAAAACTATCAAGGACAAAGGTGAAGAAACCGGTTGTGGTTGATCCTGACCTTATCTGGTCATTACCAGACGGAGAAATACGCCGTTACGACAGGCGTCTGAACATAATCTGTCGCGAGTGCCTGAAGAGTGAAGTTATGCAGTGAATATTGTCGTTTTATCAGGGGGATGTTCGGTATTTATTGAAGTGACGAGATTAAAGTGCATTAGTTCAGATGCAAATTGACATTTTGTGGCACAGGGTAGAGCTAGCGTGGTTGTCCACTTTGTGCCAAAAGCGGACCTTTACGTATAGGAATATCGCGAATTAGTCGCACATGAAATGTCATTCCCGGAGACATTATTTATTCAGACTTGTAAGGGTATGATTCATACAAACAGCGAATGCCTTCGATAATTTTATCTCGCTCGCCAGGAGATCATTTGTAAAAATCAAAAAATTCTTGGCAGTAGATACCAGATAACGCCAAATATACCAGGACGGCAACGTCTGGTTTTGGTCCTCTTTTTATCTCATCCAAATCTTTGTTTGTGCAGGAACGCATGGTGTCCCTGATATTCGTATCGTTAGTTAACGATTCGCTGACCGCCAGCACTACTGCTCTCTCAGTATGACTGAGAGCATTACTGGCTGAAATAATTCGCCCATAGAGTGCGGGATGTGGGGTATTATTACTTTCCGCTATCGCTTGCTGAACACGTTCCTCCTCTACTGGCATAAGGCGACTGATGAGATCGCTGAGCAAATCTTGCTTTGACTTATGATCGTACATTACCGTTGCCTTACTGACGCCAGCCTCTTTTGCAACGTCATCGATTGAAAGTCCAACTGCACCTTCCCGAAGAACAACCCTTTCGCGTTTCATCGTTTCACCGGGTGAGGTCGTGCCAGCGCCGTCGCATCCAACATCATGCGGGCAGCAGCAGATCCCATGGATGCGAATAAAAACCATTATAACCTATTGATTATTATTTTTAAATTTTAATCCAGTGCTAGATTTCTGCTTATCCCTAGGAACTAAATCATGGAGGTCGAGATTGCCTCCAGATCCTTTTGAGTAAGTGTGCATTTTGTACATGAGGGTTTAGTCAACAAGGTCTTTATTTTGGATTAATCCTATGGTAAAAAAGAGAAAATTAAGAGTTTGGATATATAAGGTAATTAAAATGGATCTTTACGAAGCTCGAATGATGGATAAAGGAGAATTACATGTTCATTTGAATGGATTGGTAAGCACTCAAGTAATTAGGGGGGTCCTAGAAAAAAATATTATTGAAATGCCTGAACACTTTAATATAGATACTGACTTGAATGTAACACACCCAGCAAGATCACTAGTGGATTATTTAAAGCCATGGCAGTTTTTAAGGCTCATTCCTGCAAGTCGCTTTGATTTATCTATTATGATTGAGAGTGCATTTTCAAATCTAATTGCTGAGAATATTAAGTTTGTTGAATTAAGAAATAGCATTATATACATAGCACTCCTTAATAACATTTCTGTTTCCGAAGCATTGAAGTGGGTTTTAGATGATATTGACTTTTTTTCTAAAAAATTCAACATTCAAGCCGGGCTTATTCTAACTATTACGCGTGGTGAATATGCTCCCGAACATCTTCGTTCTCTTCTTGGTGCTTACAAAAGTCTAGGATGTCCAGCAGGGGTGATTGGTTTGGACTTGGCTGGTAATGAAGATATAACACCACCACCTGAGACTGCAAGTTTATTTAGAAGTGCTAAAGACAAATATGGACTAGGCATAACAATTCATGCGGGTGAGACTGGAAATGCTGATAACATAAGGAATGCCATAATTAGTTATGGAGCTGATCGTATCGGACATGGTACTGCTGTTATAAGATCTCCGGAGATAATGGATTTGATTAGAGAACTGGACATTTGCATTGAGGTTTGTCCTATTAGTAATCGTTTGACAGGTGCAGTCTCTGATGTCGATCCTCATCCAGTTGGCGAAATGATTAACCATAATATTCCGTTTGTGATTTGCTCAGATAATCCAGCTATTCACAGATCAAGCTTGAGCGAAGATTATGTCGCATTTATGCAAGAGACCAAGAATTTTATAGTCATGGATAATATGTATGAAACTCAAAAGCGATATAGCTTTCTTAAAGGTGTGAAATGAACATTCGATTCATAACCAGAAATAGACATAAAATTAAAGAAATAAATAAAATTCTATCAGGTACAGGAGTAGTTGTATTAGCATCTGAACACTCTATAGATGAAATTCAAACTGAAAATGTCCATGCGTTAATTAAAGATAAATTATTAAAAGCATTTAAATTAGTTGGAAGACCGGTCTTTGTCGAACATACTGGACTATATATAGAAAGCCTCAATGGTTTCCCGGGTGGCTTAACGCAAATATTTTGGGATAAGCTTCAAGCTGATAAATTTTCACAATTATTAGGAACAAGTGAAAACCCTCGTTTAGTTGCTAAAACAATAATCGGCTATTGTGATTCGATGAAAATCTATATTTTCGAAGGTGAAACTCAAGGTACGATATCTCCTGTGCCAAAAGGCCCTCGAGATTTTCAATGGGATTGTATATTTATTCCTGATGGCGAAAGTGAGACTTTTGCTGAGATGGGGGACAGGAAAAATGAAATATCTATGAGGAAAAAAGCTTTCGATAAATTTAAAGAATATCTATTAGAGGGAGGAAAATAATGGAGCAATTACTTGCTGATTATAAAAAAGGAAATGTTATCCTTTTTGTTGGTGCTGGTGTGTCAATGAACTTAGGTTTGCCATCATGGAGTCAATTGGTTGATCACATTGCAACTGAGTTAGGTTATGACCCAGATATATATCGTACATTCGGTAGTGCACTAGAGTTAGCTGAGTATTACAAGTTGAAAAAAGGCAAGATAGGGCCTCTTAGAAGCTGGATGGATAGAATGTGGCACTCTAGCGATATAGATATCAATAAGTCTAAAGTTCACGAGTACATAGCTAAAGCTAATTTCCCTATTATATATACTACAAATTACGACCGATGGATTGAAACTGCCTTATCAAACTATGGTAAAGAGTATATAAAAATATCATCAGTTTCTGATATTGCAAAAATAGATAATAATAAGACGCAAATAATCAAGTTTCATGGAGACTTTGATGACGATAGTTCAATTGTATTAGATGAAACAAGTTACTTTCAACGGTTAGAGTTTGAAACTCCATTGGATATAAAGTTTAGATCTGATGTTCTCGGGAAATCAGTTCTTTTTATTGGGTATAGTCTGTCAGATATTAATATCAGACTACTATTTTATAAATTGTCCAAGCTTTGGAAAGAGCAAAAGTTAGAAGAAGCACAGCCAAAGTCTTATATTTTCTTACCACGACCAAACCCAATTCAAGAGGAAATATTGGAACAGTGGAGAATAGGCATGATTTCATCAGAAAACGATAATCCAGGCGAGTCTTTGGAAGAGTTTTTGAAGAATTTCGTATTAGTATAGATAGGATTGTGTAATTTTACACCCAAATGGACATTTGTAGATTTAGATTTTGTAACTTGAAAATTAAATCATAGCATGGAACTACATAGAAATTATCTTAAGTAACTCCGCGAAGCGGAGCTACTTACTTCGACGTGGTCAATGTGTGGGCATGACCAGAAATAAATCCTTTTATTTCATTATGTGGAAGCGGTTTCAAAATCTCCATCGGGAGCTTTTTTGTTAGCATTGATATCTATTAACCAGAATGTTCCTGTCCGCTTTTCGCTCAAAGCGGACTAGAAGGTTAGCTTGCGTCGGACTTGGCGTATTTAAAGAAGTGCTGGTGGTGACTGGTTGTTGTGTTCCATTTCTACAGAATAAAATCACAGAAACTATACCCAATAGTTGTATTGAATCACTGACGAGACAGCCTCATATTTATCAGGACTGGTGTGCGTCTAATACAGGGGGTTGTCGTGCTGGTTCTCAAATGTGCGCTGGCTATTGCGGCTGTAATGGCAATTTATTGTCTTGCTGTTGTTCTTATGGAGCGGCTTTCTGATTGATTACATACTGGCTAGAAAAAAGGTGTTACCTTGGTTTATCTTTGTCCGGCAAGGTGCGCTCATTAATCTTAAGTAAATTTATTGCTCAAGTATTCAGATTACTTCTTATGGTTGAAGTCTCCTGTCAATGTAGAACCAATATATTTACAAAAATGAGACCCGTCGGGGATAGCCCTGCCGGGTCTGACTGTTAAAGCATTTTTAATATGATCATCTATTTTTTGGTGCTATAGACTTTTTCGCCCGAGAAGTCTGGAGCGACCCAAAAGTTAATATTAAACTGAGCATCATCGCTTAGTTCAACACGGTGCCAGTATTGTGGTGGGCTTGTTGCAAAAGCGCCAGCATTAATGACTACTTTTATCTCCGGTTCAGTAGCATTCTCATCAGTAAAACCATAATATGTTACAGTGCCTTCCATTACGCACAACTGCCCAAAAACACCTGCTGCTGTATTATGATGTGTTAATAACGCTGAAGGTACGTTCTCTTTTGTGAAGAACGGAGTTGAGCGTTTGATTACCCAATCTTTAGGAATTCTCTTGTGTGTCATAACCACCCCCTCAAAAACATGCATTATAAATGCGTGTTTTTGAGGGTTATGTCAAGCTGTTATGAAACACATAATTGATATGTTGATTAGAGGAGAAGATATAATAAATATGGTTGTTTTTCGTATAACTATTTGTTTTACTTTTAGTTTATGCATTCTGTGTGTTAGGAATAAGTTATTAAAGTTTAATCAAAAAATCTCGATGTAGTCCACATAGATTATTGTTACTGAACCTTATTGTGTGTATTAGTTGTGTTCTGAAATTTCAGCTTAATTATTTATGATGTATTTTTTAACGATAAATATTTTCCCAGGATACCTTTACTGTGTATATAAATAAATTATATACACATAAATAATGTAAAGGTGTCCTTTTAGATATATCTTATCAAATGTTAATGACTTGAGTGGGAAATATGATTCCAGCAACTTATCATGTGGCTACTTTATAAAAATAATGCCCATATAAAACAACAAGCGAAAAGGATTACGGATAAAAAAGGAGCGAGATGTGCGAACTTGTTATTTTCCATGTTTAACCACCTTAAATAATTGATGATGACGGGATGATTGCATCTGTAATGCTTTTATTGAAATGTTATGATAAAAAAGAACTTTTGCATAACATTAAAATGTAATTTATCTAATCGTTTTTAATAATAAATGTCGTATTTCTATCCTTGTACCAGCTATTTGATATGTAGTGTTTGTTCATGCTATGTGGGGCTTTACACCATAGCCAGTTTATTTATACTTTATTCGTCAGCCTGAACAACTGGCATCTGCTGCGCTGCGCCATCGAGAGATTGAGAAATGGCGCATATACAACTGGTCAAACAAACCTCTTCTGGTTTACTTCTCCCGGCGACGCCGGAGAGTTGCGATTTTCTGCATCAAATCAAAATAGGTGAGTGGATACACGCAGACTTTAAGCGTGTGCGTAACTACGCATTCCACAAGCGTTTTTTCAAACTCCTGCAACTGGGATTCGATTACTGGACTCCGGTCGGTGGGGCGATCACACCTCGCGAACGAGAACTGCTGTCTGGTTTCGTGGATTACTTGTGCGAATCAGTTGGTCGGGAACACACACCAGCCCTGAGTGATGCCGCAGAGCAATATCTAAATACAGTTGCGACACGCAGAACTCGGGATACGGCATTGCTAAAGTCGTTTGAGGCTTTCCGCGAGTGGGTAACCATTCAGGCCGGATTTTACACCGAGCATATTTATCCGGACGGTAGCCGTGGGCGCAGGGCGAAATCCATCGCGTTTGCGAATATGGACGAAACCGAGTTTCAGCAGGTTTATAAATCTGTTCTGAATGTGCTGTGGAACTGGATTCTGTTCCGTAAATTCTCCTCTCAGGAGGAAGTTGAAAATGTGGCCGCACAACTACTGGAGTTTGCGTAATGGTGAATTTACGTAAAGCGGCTAAAGGCCAGATGTGCCAGATCAGAATCCCTGGCTACTGCAATCACAATCCCGAAACCTCTGTGCTGGCGCATTACAGGCTGGCGGGGACGTGCGGAACAGCGACAAAACCACACGATATGCAGGCAGCGATTGCCTGTAGCTCATGCCACGATTTAATCGACGGGCGGGTAAAAACCAGCGATTACACCAAAGAAGAATTACGCCTGATGCATGCAGAAGGTGTTTTTCGCACACAAGAAATCTGGAGAAAGGAAGGTTATTTATGATTTACCCAACAAATACAGGCAAAAGCGGGGAACACCTTCGTCTCACCACGCTGGAAAGTGTCTGGATTCAGGGAAAACTGCGCATGTGGGGGCGCTGGTCGTATATTGGCGGCGGTAAGACGGGAAATATGTTTAACCAGTTGCTGGCATCCAAAAAATTGACGAAAACAGCCGTCAATGAAGCCCTGCGCAGGATGAAAAAAGCGGGAATAGAGAAACCTGAGCTGGAAGCGTTTTTGCGAGAGATGATCAATGGCAAGCAAAAGACCTGGCTGGCGCATTGTACTGATGCAGAGGCGTTATGTATTGATAGAGTCATAAGTGAGGTGCTGGCAGAGCATCCTGGATTGATTAGTGTCCTCCGGCAACGGTATGAAGGACGGGGGATGACTAAGCGCAAAATGGCTGAATTGCTAAATGATGCACATCCTGAGTGGTGTTTTAGCACATGCGAAAAGCGAATTGCTAATTGGTTGGCTGTTGCTGAGTATGCCCTATATATTCCCATGCGAGAATCATTTGCTCAAAAAATAGCTTGATTTTTTACGCATAAACTGCTTCAATTCCGGTATGCTTCGCAAAGCTGTATCGCGAGGCGAACCAAGCGCATGAACTTTACCAGAACCCGCCATTGAGCGGGTTTTGTTGTTTCTGGTACTGGCGAACCTGATGTTTCATTTCTGGAGCGCGATTCCTGGCGGAATACCTAGAATCGAGACATTCTGGTAAAATTGTTTTCAGTACAGGATGTGGAGGTGAGATGAGAGAACTACCTAAAGATTATTTTTTAGGAGTAGATGATGAGCTCGTCGATTATCTTGAAAAACAAGGGGAAGAGACGATACGAGAGATTCATCTTTCTAACAAAACCAATGTTGAGAATGGATACAAACTTCTGAACATTCAGATTGTTGGAATTGGTTCATCTTTTTTATTGCTGACACAGAAAACTAATTTCGATTTTCTCACCGCCGGAATTACCACATTTACATTACTATGGACATGGTGCGCCATTTACTTGGTATGTACTGGTTTATCTGTGAAGGTTAGGGGCCTGATCAATGCCCCTCCTGATCATCTATATCATGAAAAATATAAGGATATGGAGCCCTCGAGCTTTAAAATATTCGCTGATGCAGGATATTTAGGACCTGATAAGTTATTGCCGCTTATACGAAGGTATCGCCTTGTTGACTTGAGTGATACAGCAAGAGAGTTACTGTTGGAAAATGAGAAAATCCGCACGAGTCTCGATAAAGCAAGGATGTATACCATCCTTGCTCCGGTAGCGGCGATGTTTATCTCGGCTGTTTTTTTATATGTTCAATGACTGAGTCGGCAGAATCTCCAACAAAAACACGACGTGTAGCAAAGTCTGTAGTACTTTGTGTTGGAGTTGGTTTTGGTGCCACGGGTTGCTGAGGTTTATTTTCATCTTGTGGCTTGTTTTTTTCAGACATAAAAATCCTCTTTGTTTGAATTGTTACTTTTGGCGATTTAACGATATCAAACACGAGTATATACCGCCAGAAGCTTAATCTGGCACTCCATCTGACCCCGGCATGTCCCGGGGCTTTTTCGTTGTTAGGCTCCGGAAACATCCTCGACTTCTTGTTAGCAAGCCTGAGAGCCTGAATCTTACACTTAGCACCATCCGAACTCTCGGAGGTGAGGCTTATGAAAATGCACAATGCCCCTCATTCCTGGCCTGACTTACTGGAACTCTTACAAAGTTGGTGGCGTGGAGATACGCCGCTGGGTGCAGTGGTTATGTCAATTATTATGGCTGGTTTGCGCATTGCCTATTTTGGCGGTGGCGGCGGCTGGAAACGAAAAACGCTTGAGATTCTGCTTTGTGGTGCTCTGACGCTGACCTTTGCATCCGCGCTTGAGTATGTCGGATGGCCTAAATCACTTTCTGTTGCCATTGGTGGTGGGGTGGGGCTGATTGGTGTTGATGCTATTCGTGGTGCGGCAATGAGGGTCATCGGTAACAAGTTCGGTGCCCATAAGGAGTAATTAATGCAGACACTTAATTCCCAGCGTAAAGCTTTCCTTGATATGGTGGCATGGTCAGAAGGAACAGATAACGGACGGCAGAAAACCAGAAATCACGGTTATGATGTTATTGTCGGTGGCGAACTGTTCACTGATTACTCCGATCACCCCCGCAAACTTGTCACGCTAAATCCGAAACTCAAATCAACAGCCGCTGGACGTTACCAGCTTCTTTCACGCTGGTGGGATGCCTACCGCAAGCAACTTGGCCTGAAAGATTTTTCTCCAGAAAGTCAGGATGCTGTAGCGCTGCAGCAGATTAAAGAGCGTGGCGCTTTGCCGATGATTGATCGCGGTGATATCCGTCAGGCTATCGACCGTTGCAGCAATATATGGGCTTCACTGCCGGGCGCTGGTTATGGTCAGTTCGAGCATAAGGCTGACAGTCTGATTGCAAAATTCAAAGAAGCTGGCGGAACGGTCAGAGAGATTGAGGTATGAGCAGAGTAACCGCGATTATCTCCGCTCTGGTTATCTGCATCGTCGTCTGCCTGTCATGGGGTGTTAATCATTACCGTGATAACGCCATCGCCTACAAAGAACAGCGCGACAAAAATGCCAGAGAACTGAAGCTGGCGAACGCGGCAATTACTGAGATGCAGATGCGTCAGCGTGATGTTGCTGCGCTCGATGCAAAATACACGAAGGAGTTAGCTGATGCGAAAGCTGAAAATGATGCTCTGCGTGATGATGTTGCCGCTGGTCGTCGTCGGTTGCACATCAAAGCAGTCTGTCAGTCAGTGCGTGAAGCCACCACCGCCTCCGGCGTGGATAATGCAGCCTCCCCCCGACTGGCAGACACCGCTGAACGGGATTATTTCACCCTCCGGGAACGACTGGTAATGATGCAGGCCCAACTTGAAGGTGCTCAGCAATACATAACCGAGCAGTGTTTAAAGTAAAATCTTAACTACAATATGATTCATTTTGATGATTGTTTCATAAGGAACAGTGAAGTAAGATCTAAGAGGAGTTAAATTTTATACAGTATAATCATAATATTGCAGCAAGGTGGTTATAATTGAAAGAATATTTAGATATGAATACATCTCATGTAAGAGTTGTTACTCATATGTGTGGGTTCCTGGTTTGGCTCTATAGTCTTTCAATGTTGCCACCAATGGTTGTAGCATTGTTTTATAAAGAAAAAAGCCTGTTTGTTTTCTTTATAACTTTCGTTATATTTTTTTGCATTGGTGGCGGAGCGTGGTATACAACTAAGAAATCTGGCATTCAATTACGTACCCGTGATGGGTTTATTATAATTGTAATGTTTTGGATTTTGTTTTCTGTTATTAGTGCATTCCCTTTATGGATTGACTCAGAACTTAATTTAACGTTCATTGATGCTCTGTTTGAAGGGGTTTCTGGAATAACAACAACAGGAGCAACTGTAATTGATGATGTTAGTTCATTACCTCGGGCATATTTGTACTATCGGTCACAGTTAAATTTTATAGGTGGTTTAGGAGTTATTGTTCTGGCGGTTGCTGTATTGCCATTATTGGGTATTGGTGGTGCAAAGCTTTATCAGTCAGAAATGCCGGGGCCATTTAAGGATGACAAACTCACTCCCCGCCTGGCCGATACGTCACGGACACTGTGGATAACTTATTCTTTATTAGGTATTGCTTGTATTGTCTGTTATAGACTTGCAGGAATGCCTTTGTTTGATGCTATTTGTCACGGGATTTCCACAGTTTCGCTTGGTGGTTTCTCAACTCATAGCGAGAGTATCGGATATTTTAATAACTATTTGGTTGAGCTGGTGGCTGGTTCTTTTTCCCTGCTATCGGCTTTCAACTTCACTCTTTGGTATATTGTTATTAGCAGGAAAACGATAAAACCTTTAATCAGAGATATTGAACTTCGTTTCTTTCTGTTAATAGCCTTAGGGGTGATCATTGTTACCTCTTTCCAGGTCTGGCATATAGGTATGTATGACTTGCATGGAAGTTTTATTCATTCGTTTTTTCTTGCCAGCTCCATGCTCACTGATAATGGTTTAGCTACGCAGGATTATGCAAGTTGGCCCACGCACACGATAGTGTTTTTGCTGTTGTCAAGTTTCTTTGGGGGATGTATAGGTTCAACTTGTGGTGGAATTAAGTCACTTCGATTTCTTATACTTTTCAAACAAAGCAAACACGAGATAAATCAGCTTTCTCATCCCAGAGCGTTGTTGAGTGTAAATGTAGGAGGGAAGATAGTTACAGAACGTGTAATGAGGTCTGTATGGAGTTTCTTTTTTCTTTATACTCTCTTCACGGTGTTTTTTATACTGGTGTTAAATGGTATGGGATATGATTTTCTTACATCATTTGCAACAGTGGCTGCATGTATTAATAATATGGGATTAGGTTTTGGGGCTACTGCATCGTCATTCGGAGTGCTTAATGACATTGCAAAATGCTTAATGTGCATAGCTATGATTCTTGGTCGCCTTGAAATTTATCCTGTTATTATATTGTTTTCAGGTTTTTTTTGGCGCTCCTAATATATGGCTGATTTATAATTGTGAGTTTAATATTATGTTGACTCACTCATTGATCCAATACCTAACTTTACCAGCAACACCTCCGTCCCCAGTAGCACTGGCTGCTGGGGTGCGTTTTATTCATAAAGCAAGGCTGTATGAGCGAGAAATTAAAGATAGTCTATCGCCCATTACAAGAATTGTCACCGTATGCGCACAACGCCAGGACGCACAGTACTGAGCAGGTGGCACAACTGGTAGAAAGTATTAAGCAATTCGGCTGGACTAATCCGGTGCTGATTGACGAAAAGGGCGAAATTATTGCGGGTCACGGTCGTGTTATGGCGGCTGAAATGCTCAAAATGGATTCTGTTCCGGTCATTGTTCTGTCTGGCCTGACGGATGAGCAGAAAAAGGCGTACCGCCTGGCAGATAATCGCCTGCCGATGAATGCTGGCTGGGATGAAGATCTGTTGCGGATGGAGCTGTCGGACCTAATCAATGCTGATTTTGATGTCTCCCTGACAGGCTTCATCCCGACAGAAATTGATGAACTGTTGACGGATGTTTTGCCCGGTAGTGCTAACTCCGGTGCTGGTAGTGCATCAACAAGATTGTCTGTTGTGCATAATCAAAACTATGCAACATCATCTGCTGGCGCACATACCCACTCACTGTCCGGCACTGCTGCAAGCGCAGGTGCACACGCGCATACTGTCGGTATTGGTGCTCATACGCACTCCGTTGCGATTGGTTCACATGGACACACCATCACCGTTAACGCTGCTGGTAACGCGGAAAACACCGTCAAAAACATCGCATTTAACTATATTGTGAGGCTTGCATAATGGCATTCAGAATGAGTGAACAACCACGGACCATAAAAATTTATAATCTGCTGGCCGGAACTAATGAATTTATTGGTGAAGGTGATGCATATATTCCGCCTCATACAGGTCTGCCAGCAAACAGTACCGATATTGCACCGCCAGATATTCCGGCTGGCTTCGTGGCTGTTTTCAACAGTGATGAGTCATCGTGGCATCTCGTTGAAGATCATCGGGGTAAAACGGTTTATGACGTGGCTTCCGGCAACGCGTTATTTATTTCTGAACTCGGTCCGTTACCGGAAAATGTTACCTGGTTATCGCCGGAAGGGGAGTTTCAGAAGTGGAACGGCACAGCCTGGGTGAAGGATACGGAAGCAGAAAAACTGTTCCGGATCCGGGAGGCGGAAGAAACAAAAAACAACCTGATGCAGGTAGCCAGTGAGCATATTGCGCCGCTTCAGGATGCTGCAGATCTGGAAATTGCAACGGAGGAAGAAATCTCGTTGCTGGAAGCATGGAAAAAGTATCGGGTATTGCTGAACCGTGTTGATACGTCAACTGCACAGGATATTGAATGGCCAGCACTGCCGTAGGGTAAAACATATAAATTCTATAATTAGATGTATCTTTCCATTTACGGCAAGGAAGGGGGCTTGGAAGACGTAAAGCATCTCACACCGAGATTATTTTTTATATGTCAGGTGTCTGAAGTTTTGCTTTGGCTCTTAAAATGGTTTGCCGCGAGGTTTTGAATTCCCGGGCAATGGCACTTATACTTACACCTGACTTAATTCGTTCGAATACCACCTGTTTCTGTTCTTCATTTAACGCAGGTGGTCGACCAAAACGTTTCCCTGCGCCGCGGGCTCTTACTATCCCGGAATGAGTGCGTTCAAGTAAAAGGTCTCGTTCAAATTCAGCGACTGCTGAAATTACTTGCATCATCATTTTTCCTGTTGGACTGGTCAGGTCAATGCCACCCAATGCTAAGCAATGCACTCTGATACCTGTTTCGGTCAGTTGTTCCACTGTTTTCCTGATATCCATTGCATTACAACCAAGGCGATCCAGTTTTGTCACAATCAATTGATCACCACATTTCAGGCGAGCAAGCAACCGGTTAAAACCAGGACGCTCACTGGTTGCTGCTGAGCCGCTAATGTGTTCTTCGATTATTTGCTGAGGTTTGATTTTAAAACCTGCACTTTCGATTTCCCGGCGTTGATTTTCGGTGGTCTGATCCAGCGTTGATATCCGACAGTAAGCAAAAATTCGAGACATAGTGAGACTCTATACGAAATTGGTGTTCATATCATAATGCATCTCAGAAAATAATTATGATTATTTTTGTGCATATTTGTATGTACACGTTCGAAAATAAACGAATGCGTATGCAACCCCGTAATTTTGGTGAGACCCAAAATCGATTTTGTGAAAAATGGCTTTAACTCGGTTTGTTTTTCGAGTTCCGGGCGGACTCAAGGAAGAAGAATAGTGTTGCGTGTTATTTTAACCAGATTTCAAGTTGTTTGGTCGTGGAAAAGTGGAGCAAAATGTTGTTAAAGTGGAAAAATGATAAAAAAGTAAGTTTATTATATTACATTTTACCATTTAAATTTTGGTTGTCTTTAAGAACTGATATCGCTGTTTGTAATAATTCTTTGTTATCCAGCCATGATTTTTTCTTTATGTTTCCTTCAATGTAATCAAGCAATGTTCTGGTATTGATAGGTCTTCCCTGTTTTGCTACTTCCACTACAGCATCCCCTAGGATAATTCTTACTTCAGGAAGCTGCGCAGGGAACCACTTTAGGGTGTCTTTTGATTTCAT